TGCCGCCGGCTATGACATAAAGGGTGTTTCCGCCTGCCCTTGCTTTCAAAGTGAACTGGGCACGTCCGGAAATCTTCGGGACCCTTTGCATAATGGCCGGAAGGGTATTGACGATGATGGCGGCTTTCAGGTCTTCGCGTAGTACCGGGACGAGGTCCGGATGTATCTTTCGCAGATACTTCCGGACCTCGGCCAGATTGCTGATGTAGACCCCAGCCGGTAAAGCCACTAGCCGTTCTTGGCGACTGTGCTGGCTGCGCGCCAGCTGCCCGAAACGGTGATTGCACCGTCGACAGGGGCATCGACTGAAAAGTCGAAGAAGCCGGTTCCGTACCAGTACACGTTCGGGGCGTTGGTGATGTCTGGGTAAAGGTAGAAGCGGCGGGCGTCACCATCGACAGCGGCGGTGTAGGACTGTGCGGTCGCATCGTCGAAGTGACCGGAGAAGCTGCCCTGAGCGTCAGAGAGACCCGAAACATAGATCTTGTTGCTGTCACCAAACGATGTGACTTCAACAGTGTCGGTTCCGAATTCTGCTGACCACTGCTTAAGGAAAGCGACGGATGAAGCGGCGGCGGCGCTTGTAGCGATGCCGAGGTAAAGGCGACCATTACGGCCGTGGCGACGTGCCATTGGTTTCTCCTTGGGGAGTTGGTGGGGTCTGGGGTTCTCCGGTCACGTCGGGATGCTCGGGAGAGCTGCTACACATTCCAGCAGATGCCGGACATTATTGTCGAAAGTTCGGGTGGCGATTGCGTTTCGTGCCTCAAGTGCGACTGTTTGCCGTTCTGCCGGATGGTTCAGCCACCATCGTAGTTTCTCTCCGAACTCTTCGGGTGTTTCGAAGGTCGGCAACATGGAAAGAATCTGGTCGGATTCGGGGCGGGCTTCTCGGAGGAAGAAAGTTCCTGTGGCGGCGAGTTCAACTTCGCGTGGACCCATCGCCCAGCCTTGGTCATGGCCGGCGGCGCCTTCCTTGCGGTAAAGGTTCGCTGACGCGTGGACTGAGGAGTACAGCTCGACTGTGTGTTCGTTGGGGAAACAGCCGATTTGGTCGTGGATGAGGAACTGGTGGAGTGGTGAATTGTCGTTGAGTGCCTGCCAGTTTCCGGCGAAGGCGACGTCAATTCCGGTCCAGTCGACTTGTTCGAAGAAGTCGATTCGGGAGGGGAAGGCGGTTCCTACCCATCCGAAGTCGGCTCGGAGATCGTCCGATATTGGGTGGCGGTAATGGATTTCGGGATCGTATGCCTGGGGCATATACCAGGTGTTGGGTTGGGTTTGACGGAATGTGTCGAGGTTGGTGGGGTCGTTGATGAATGCGGCGTCGGCTCTGGCAGCGATGGGCTGCTGTGAAGGATCCTCATACGGGGACTCTGTGAGGATGACTGCGATTCGGATTCCTCGAGATCGGATGATGTCGAAGGTTCGTGGTGGGATGAGGAAGGCGGACGTGATGATGACGAGGTCGGGCCAGAAGTCGAAGCAGACGGCGCGTAGTTGTTCGCCGACCATTCGGGCGGCGATGTGTCCTTTTTCTGTTTCGGACACTTTGCCTCGGATAGCGTTTTCGACGAAGGTGATTCGGTCGGAGAGGTTGAAGTTGTGGACTTCATTGCCGGAGCGTTTTAACGCTCGGAGCCATCCGTTGTGGACGTCTGCGACAGAGAATTGCGGGCCGGGTTCCACTGTCAGGATTCGCACTTAGCCGAGTACCTCGAGGTTGACTTCGACACCTAAGTATTCGATGCCGCCGATGGTGAAGGTGCCTGGATTGTTCCAGGAGGTGACCCGACAGGAATCACAGGAGTCGGACAGGGTGGGGTCGGTGTCGATGACTTGGTAGATGGAGTCGTTGCCTTGTCCGAGGAATTCGTCGAGGCGTTGCTGACTGTTTTGGTCGTCTGCTCTGGTGAGCATGACGAGGACGCCATAGTTGACGAGCATTCCGTCAGTGTTGTCGGCGTCGTACTGTCCGGTCCCAAGTGAGACGACAGCTGCTGGCGGTTGAATGGTCGACGGGATCCACTCATAGATTCGGAGGTTGTTGACGTTTTGGAGGGCGTTGGTGATGCCTGCTCTTACCGATGCAAGGTTCATCCGATGACCAGTCCTTGTCCGCCTGCACGTCGGTAGGGGGAGATCAGCATTTGGACGTCAGGGTCGAGGCGGGTGGAGACTCGGATGGCTCCGAATGCTTCGCCTGCTGCGAATCCTTCTGGGGTTTGCGCGCGTCGGTAGATGCGGGCGGCTTGGATGAGGCAGGCTTGGGCGATGGAGTCTGGGATTGCTGCCCAACCCCATTTGGCGGTCACTTGGACTCGGGGGCGCCGGCCGGTGACGGGAAACAGTTTGGGGATGGTGGCGAGGATGCTGTTGTAGGGCTGGTTGGAGATGCCACCGATTTCGGCGTTGAGGGGTTCGAGGATGTATTCGTTGGTCGCCCAGGTTTGGTCGTAGGTGCCGTTGTCGCCTGTGTCGGTTTTGATGAGGAGGCCGACAGTGGTTGAGAAGTCGTCGACGACACATCGGATGTGGGTGTCGGCGTAGTAGACGCGTGGGGAGACTGTGGCGTCGAGGTAGAAGCGCCGGTTGGTGAAGGCGTCGATGGTTCGGGATGCGACTTCGATGGCTGCTTCCATTTGGGCGTCTTCAGCGGTTCCGTAGTTCGCTGAGGGGAACAGGTACGCTTTGAAGTCGTTGAGGGTGGTGTAGCCGTTGGTGATGGTCATTTTTTGGGACTCCATTTTGTTCGGAGGCGGGTGACGTTTTCGGCTACGGCGGACCAGCGTTCCGAACCGGATTGTGACTCGAGGTGAGTGACGGTGGCGTGTGGATCGTAGACGTTACGGAATCCGGCGTCGACGGCCGCTAAGCATAGGTCGACGTCTTCATAGCCGTTCCAGTATCCCTCATCGAAGCCGTCGAGGCTGTGGAAGGTGTCTCGTCTGATGGATAGACAGGCGCCGGTGATGGCGTCGACGTCGATGGGTTCTGAGGACCAGTCGATGGTGAGGTTCCATGCTTCGAGTCCTGGGGGCCGGTTGAAGTCGATGGCGACTCCGGCGGATTGGATTTGGCAGTCGGGGTAGATGAGTTTGGGTCCGACGATTCCGACTGTTGGGTCGTCGAGGTGGTTGGTGTGTGAGGTCCAGTTGGGGTGGACGATGGTGTCGTTGTTGAGGAAGATGAGCCGGTCGGCTGTGGCATGGCGGGCGCCTTGGTTGCAGGCGGCAGCGAAGCCGAGGTTGTGAGGGTTGTTGATGGTGGCAAGTTTTTCGGTTCCGTCGGTGGATCCGTTGTCGACAACAATGATTTCGTCGACTGGGTCATGCCTCGCGATTGATGCGAGACAGTTTTGGGTTAGTTCTAGCCGGTTGTAGGTGGGGATGATGACAGCGATGGTCATGGCGCCGGGTCTTCTATGAGGCCGGTTTCTTCACAAAGTTTCCGCCAGGTGGCCCAGAGGGTTCGGTCGTCGAGTCCGCCGAGTTGCCGCCAGTGCGCCCCATAGGTGGGGTGAAGGTTGGTGGCGTTGTAGGCGGCTGCTCCGTTGCGGGCTTTGGTGACGAGCTGCTCGAAGGACCGGTATTGGTAGTGGCGGTAGTTGAGGCCGGCTGCTGGGGTGCCGGGATGGTTGAAGATGAAATGGTTTCCGAAGTCAATCCAAACGTCGGGGTGATAGCGGAACGCTACTTTGCCCATTTTTTGGGGGGATTGACGGCGATGTCGGATCCGTTGGAATGGTGAGGTTTCGGTGGGGTCGTCGTCGTCTGTGGCGATATGGTCCCAACCGGTGGCGGTGTACACGTCGGCGTCGGCTTGGTTGAAGAACTCTTTGAGGCTGCCGTCGGTCCAATACCAGTATTCGTCGGCGTCGAAAGGGAGGATCCAGTCGGCTCCGAATTGACTGTGAGCCATATGGGCTAGGTCAGTCATTTTCTGGTCTTGGTAGTAGCCGACTTCTGGGTCTTCGATGACTGTGACTTTTCCGGTTCGTGTGAGGTTTTGGAGGAGGAATCCGGTGTTGTCGATGCTCATGTTGTCGGCGACGATGATGTGGTCGATGCCTTGGTCGAGGAGATGTTGGATTGTCCAGTCGACGATGTCTTCTTCATCGCGAACCATGGTGACGGCCACGAGTGTCATTTGATTCTCCTGGCGGGTGTTCCGACCCATGTGGAGTTTGGTGGGAGTTGCTGTCTGGGGAGGACGACTGTTCCGGCGCCGATGGTTACTCGAGGGCCGAGGGTGGCGAGGTTGGAGATGACTGCTCCGGCTCCGATCTGACAGCCGGCGCCGATGGTGACGTCTCCACAGATTGTGGCTCCTGGTCCGATGGTGACAAAGTCGCCGATTTGGGCGCGTGTGATGAAGACGTTTCCGTTGATGTGGCTGTGTCGCCCTACACGGGTTTTCGGGCCGATGGTGGTGTGTGCGCCTATTACTACGCCCGGGAAGGCTTGTAGGGTCAAATGGAGGGCCGCTGAGGGGTGGATGGCGATGGCGGCTTTGGCTGGAATGTCCATTTGTTCTCGGATTCGGCTGTCGTTGTGGCCGATCAAATATTCGTCGAAGAATTCGGCGTCGATACAGGGTCCGAGGATGTTGGGGCCGTCGACATGGTCGTCCAAGTAGCCGACAAAGTTTTGGCCGGACGATCTGACGATGGCGGCGATGTCTTGCCCATGACCGCCAGCACAGAGGACCACGATTTTGTTCACAGTTTGTATGCCTTCGAACGCCTGACCCCAATGTGGAAGGTTTTGGGGTCGTCGCCTAGTTCGCCGAGATAACCGAAACGCCAGTCATCTGCCAACAGTTCAGCGGTCAGTTCGGCCTCGAGGTCGGCTTTGTATTTCGTGATCTCGACAGGGTAGAGGCAAGGGTTGAAGGTGAAGAGATGTGTTTGCTGGACGAATCCGTATTTTTGTTTGAAGCGCTCGGGTTTGATTGAGTAGATACCGCCGGCCTGCCGTTCCTCCGGCGACCAGGGCTGGCGAAGCAAAGCAACCTGGGCGAGTTCCGGTTCGTACTCGAGAATCTCTATCATTAGTTCAATGTCGACTTCGTCGGGGAACACAAAGTCGTCTTCGAGATGGAACACAAAGTTGATGTCGTCGTTGAGATGGTCCCAGCCGGTTTGGATGGCGCCGGCCAAACCTTTCCTGGGCAGGTTGCGGATAATGTCGAAGCCGTCAGGGGCGAAGCCGACTGATTCGCCTGAGTCGTCGACGAGGAGTCGCTGGGAGAACGGATAGTCCAGACATTGAGCGGCGGACTCTAGGGTTTGTTGCAGATAATCCCAACGGCCGTCAGTGATGACCATCAACGCCACGTTCATTGGACTGTGACCCCAAGTTTTGCCCAGCGGCGCATGAAGGCGCCTTTGTCTCGGGCTAGTTGCTGCTGCATTTCCGGGTCTTCCCAGTTGCCAGTCTTGGAGCCGCCTTCGATGTGTTCCACAGTTGTTTCGGTTGCCATGGCATACCAGGCGCCGGCCATGTCGATAGAGAGGACGAGGTCGTTGTCTCCGAACCACCATTTGCAGTCTTCGGGGAAACGCCAGCCTTCTTGGAACCATTCAGACTTCACCATGAAGGCGAAGCCGGCGAGGCCGCCTGTGCCGTCGTAGCGGTCGGCACAGATTCCGTGGAGCTGCACAATCGGCTCTGCTGTTTCTCGGCCGTCATAGTTGGGGCAGATGGCGACCATGTGAGGGTCGGAACGTAACCCTGCCGCCAAGGTTGAAATGAACTTGTCGCCGATGATGATGTCGTTGTTGAGGAAAGCGATGTTGGCTTTGTGGTGTCGGTTCATTGCCCAAGCCGCTCCGGCGTTCCACATTTCGTGGATTCCCATTCCTTCACAGTCCATGACCTTGGCGAAGGTTTGAGACCCCAGCCATTTCACTGTCTCAGGGTTGGAGCCGTTGTCGAGGACGAGGATGCCGTCGTGTTCGCCCTGGTCGTGGAGTTGACGTAGAAGGGCCTTTGTCATTTTGAGATTGTCTTTGACCGGGATGACCACAAAGTTTTTGGTTGGCACAAGTTCGGGTGGTACTTGCGGCCAGAAGTCCCGAGTGGTCAAGGTCCGTTTTTTGATGTGGCCGACTTCGATGGTGGTGTCGACGGTGCAGGGGAATCCGACTGCCTGCGCGCGCAAACTGAACACATAGTCTTCGCCCATGATGTCGTGGACTTCTTCACCGGTTTCAGGGTCGGTGTAGTCCCACTGGACATATTTGAACCAGGGCTGGGCGTCTTTGCGGTTGGCGTCCCAAATCTTTTGGAGGACTGTTCGGTGGAGGAGAACACATCCGGAGCCGACAGCGCCAACCTGCCAGTGCTGCTGGGGTGGGATTGTCGAATATTCGCGTGGGGTGGGCGGATCTAATGTTTCAAAGCCGATGCAGGCTGGGACGATTCGGTGATGTGGATTCCACTTTTCGGCCATGATGAGCGCCGACAGGATGGGGCGTTCGATTGGGTCGGCGGATTCCAGCATGACGTCGACGAGGTCGAAGCGGAAACGCTGGTCGGTGTCGATAAACAGCAGCCACTCAGCGTCACCCTCGAGGAAGGTTTGGACGACAGAGTTTCTCTGTTGGGGGAGATTGGTTCCTGCCTGGGCGATCATCCAGCCGGCATGGTCTAAATAGCCGTCGACTTGCTGATCCCAAGATTTCAAAGCGAGGAGGGAGAATACGAAGTCGGGTTCGAAGCTGCCATAGATGATTCCGATGGCGACTTTTGTTTGCTTTGCCACTGTGGCTCCTTGTCGGGGGTGTCGGGGTATGTCGGGGTTATATCGGGGAGGCGTGGACCGGACCCCTCAGCCCCGACGCTGAGAGGTCCGGTTCACTTCTTGTCAGACGATCAGACCTTAAGCACCTTGAAGGCGTTGGAGGTGATCACGTCTGCACCGGTACGCCAGAAGGCGAAGAATCCGGCTTGACCTGTTGGGCGCTGGTTGGCACCCATGACCATCGGTTCGTACATGATCTCGACGCCAATGCGGTCGACGATCTTGTAGCCGGTTCCGAAGTCGCCCAGAACAAGGACGAAGTCGTTGGAGCCGGAAACAATGGTCGTGTCCATTGCCTCGTTCTGGTAGGTGTTGTATCCGATGAGCTGAGCCGGAAGGCCGCCACCGAAATCAGACCAGAAGTTGGTGCGGGAGTCGGTCACGCTACGAAGCTCGTTGTAGGTCGCCTTCGCTGCAAGGAATGAAGCGTTGCGACGGAAACGTGCGCCGAGTGCGTTGTCCAGGGCGTAGGCGTCAGCGGCCACAAGGTTCGCTGCACCGGCAGCGCCTGAGGTTCCGTTGACGACTGGGCCGGTGCCGGAAAGGCGGGTGATGAGGCCGTAAGGCTGACCCGAACCGGTGCCACTGATGTAGCTGGTCTCTTCCAAACGATCCTTCGCGTCGGCGATGAGTTCGGCGACCTGGTTGAAGCCAGAGTCGGCAAGGAACTCGTATGAGCCGAACAGGAACGCTGCTGCCTTGTGAACCGAAATGGTTGGGCCTTGGAAGGTCGGCGTAGCGTCTGCCGCTTCGCTGCCTTCTGAAAGCCACTCAGCGGTCACACCGGCCGAGGTGACGCCATCCCACTGGTCAGTCGTGATCGACGTGACGTCTGCGAGCTGACGGACTGCATTGGCCGAACCGGCGTTCGTGAGAACGATGGTTGGGTCGAGGAACTGCGGGACGAGAACGCCACCGTTTGCCGCTGTGAGCGACATTGCGGCGCGTGCCTCTGCCTTGCCGAGAATGCGGGGCATTCCAGCCTGGGGGTTTTCGATGTACTCCTCGAACGCGCGGAGGTACTCGGGCGAAGAGGTGCGGACGATGTGGCGGGCCACTACGTCAGCGTCAATCTTCGAACGGCGCTCCAGGAGCTGAGTTGCGTTCTCGCGTGCTTCGTCAGAAACGAAGGACGGGAGGTGCTTTTCGATCACGTCAAGCGCACGTCCACGGAGTTCCGAGCCACCATCGGTGGAAAGGGTGCCATGGTCAAACGCGTCGCGTGAGGTGTGGGTGTTGATGTTGATTGACGTCACAGCGCCATCTCCTGTTTCGGTTGCGACTGGGGCGAATTCAGCGATACGAGCCTTACGCTCTTCGAGGGCGACCAATTCGGCCTCGGAGGTGCGTACAAACTCGGCGCCGGCTTCCCATTCAGCCTGCTCGTCTGGGTCAAATGAACGCTCTTCAGCGTTTGAGTGCATTTCGCGCAAAACAGCCTTGACATAGTCAACGCCATCGCGGAGGTTCTTTTCGTCCACTAGAGGACTCCTTCGATAGTTCGCAACTGTGCGCTGCGTTGATGGGGGGAAAGACCGGAGTGCTGTTGCGAGTCCTGGTCAGAATCGGCGGGCCGCTCCGAAGTGCCATCGCTGGCGGGTTCGGGTTGGGTGCCGAGAACAAGTGCCCTTGCGATGGCCTGGCGGTCATCTTGGGGCAGTGAGAACAATGGTGACAGATCAGCGGACCTTACGCCAACACTGGTTTCAGCGTAGGCGGGAAAGACTACCGGTCCGAGTTCGAGCAGTTTAACTTCCTCGAGGGTGCGGACTGGCGTATCGCCTGACTCGTCGACACTGTCTCGAACTACCTGAAAGCGAAACGACATTCCGTCGATGGATCCGGAGGCGATGGCATCGCGAACTGGTTGGATGAGCCAGTTGTCGGCGAGTCGGGCTTCGACGTACAAACCGTGTTCGTCTTCGCGAAGTTTCGTGATTTGTCCGAGTGGCATGGAGCCGAGGAGAGGATGGCGGCCGTGTTCAAATTGCAGAACCGGCATTTTGGCGTTGATGGAGCGTTTGAACGCTCCTGGGCGGATTCGTTCTTCGAATCGGCCTTCATAGTTGTCGATCATGGTGGAACGGTTGAAGACAGCTGCATAGCCGGTGAGAGTGAGGCCGTCGCCTGTGTCTTCTGCTGTTCGAAACTCGAAGGGGACGTTTCGGTACAGATCGGAGCGTGTTTCTGTGGAACGTGCTGATTCCATTTCCATCATGGGTTCTTCCTCGACGATAAGTTCGGCCGGGTCTTCGATTGTGAGCAGAGATTCGGGGATGACCCAGAATTTACAGATTCCGGCGGGGTCGATGTCGC